AAACCGGGACGAAATCGGTCAAATTCGATGCGGTCACGGGCATTGCCGTTGCGGATAAGTCCCCAACCTGGGTAATTGATGGTACTAAAAATATGCGCTTGATGCTTTATAGACACACAGTTGGCTGGAGCGGTGGTGAGCTCTATTTAGCTACGGATGGTACTTGGGCAAAATATTGGATCAATGGTACAGCTCTAAGCTATCTGAGAGAAGGATGGAATGCGCTCAATATTACACCTGATGCTTGGGTTGCAAATGGCGGGATCATTTGGGCTGACATGATTACCAAGTTTCGCAACAGAGTAGGTTATGTGGCGCAACGTACTGGCTCAATTGATTCGTTTGTTGTTGGAGTAGTAGCTCTCCCTGCTGTAATTCTCGCATTCGATGATGGTTCGGCAAGTTGTTATACCAAGGCATTCAACTACATGCGGCGATATAACATGGTTGGCACAGCCTATGTGGTTCAAGACTTGATAGGTATTGGGGGATATATGACTTCTACTCAATTGCAGGCTATGGATCATAGTGGTGGATGGGCAATTGCCAATCACACTAAAGATCATGCACATCTGCCTACATTGACCGAGGCGCAACAAGAGACGGAATTAACCAGTTGCCGGGATTGGCTGAATGGCTTGGGACTTACCAGAGGTAGTCTGCATGTGGGTTATCCTTACGGTGAATATAACGCCGACACCATGACCGCAATGGCTGCAACCGGGATGCTTACTGGGCGGATGGCGTCCACGCCTCAGAGAAATCCAGTTTTGCCTTATGGGGATAATACCCTGATCGAGGCGCGGCAAATCACCGATACGACCTCCCTGGCTACGGCAAAAGGATATATAGATACTGCAATAGCACGGAGCGAAATTGCCTTTTTCTTTTTACATAATATTGTCGATGTGGCGCCGGGGGCAGGCGAGTGGTTAACATCCGATTTTCAGGCATTGATCGATTACATTGTGACCAAAAAGAACCAAATCTACCCGATCACCATTGACGACTTTTATCGGCTTTCCCTGGGGCCAGTGAATGTGCGTAAGGTCAAGTAATATAGGAATCGGTGTTAAAGGAGGTCTTATGTCTGAGCATTTTACCAGGATAAACCGAGCGGCGTGGGAGCCGCTAATATAAGGAGATTAATATGGCAGAAAAAACTTATTTCGGAATGGTTCTAAGCGGTGGTGGAATTAAGATAATTGATGTAGTTCCTACCCTCACAGTTCATGCTACATATGTCGCAAATGACTACGTTGGCACAAATAATGTGGCTATGACTTTTGCCGATGCTGCGCGAGTTTTGGCTGGCAGCGGTATAGTTATTGCGGCGGAATTGGTTGACTATGTGGTAGCTAGTGTCGCCGCGGAGCTTTGGCTGTTTGATACTGCTCCGGCTGGTTTGGGCCTTGATAGTGCCGCCTTCACCATTACAGATGCAGATGCCGCACGGTGTATCGGTGTTGTCCCATTTAGCACCTATTACGCCAGCGCATTGAACTCAGTATCGCCGGTTGGGAATCTGACCCTTGGCTTCACTTGTTTGGCAGGCTCTCAGAATATCTACGGCGCATTGGTCACTCGCGGTGCGCCCGCCTATGCCGCTAGTGGCGACGTGCGTGTGCGTTTGCATATTATGCAATGCTAATAAATTATTATTCTGATGCCCCGTTCTGATCCTGCTGTTGATTGTGTTATTATGATAATGTGATTGGATTCAGTTTTATATGAGAAAGGATGTCAAATCTAATGGATTGGTCTGCTTGGGAAATTCTTCTCATTATTTGGGAGCAAAGAAAAGCGGCAGTATTAATTGGTGTGGTATTGGGAATTATAAGCATGTTCTATTTTTATTCCTATCCTGTAGCGGCATTGCTTTTGTTTCTTGTGGTTGAATTCATTTTTTTGGTTTGGATATTTTTTTCAACCATATTATGATTTGATTGAAAGTCAATCCGCCTGTGCCGATAACCGGAAATCAGAATAATAATTAATAAGAGAGAATAAAATGAATATTAAACCCGATGAAGTATGGAATTTGCCTTCAATTTCAAATATCTCACCGAGATATGAATGGATATCGGTTGAGGAGGGATTACCAGAAGATACAGAAAATAAATTATTATTAAATATAAACTCAGAATGGGGAGGTCTTGATATGTACAACCTGGGATGGTGGGAGGCTACAAGTTCCATGTGGATACATATGAGTTTTAAAAAAGACAACCAAAGCATTTATATGAAGGTCACTCATTGGATGCCTTTACCAGTACCACCAATTTAAGGTATAAATGCCACGTTCCGATCCTGACGTAGTGCGCGTACTGAAAGAGGAGGAATAATTGAAAATTCTTGATGCATTAAAGACATATAAAGGCAATGCAATTCGTATTATTAATTTTGGTACTGATGACTATGAACGTTGGCTTATTTGGAATGATGATGGCAAACAATTCGTTGTTTATTCATCCAAAAATCATAATGAGTTAGGCATCGAAATATATAAGGGCAAAAATGAAGAAGAAGCTGTTGCCGCCTTGATTAATGGAACTGATGAAATCTTTATGAACGGATATTTTGATACCCATAGGTGTAAATGCCTCGCCCCGATCCCGCTGTAATTAAGGTACTTAAGGAATACCGCGCCGCTTTGGATGCGCGCGAAGCTGGACTCATGGCAGAAATGGCAACCCAGTGGCTCAGTATTGAGCACAAATTAGACGCTGATATAGCCTTGCTTGCTCGCGAAATGGCGGATCGGGCGGCGACAGGCAAGGTTATTACTGAGCAAATGGTTTGGAAGGCTGAACGCTATCAGATTATCAAAGCCCAGATGGAAGAGGAGATCGGCAAGTATTCATCCGGCTATGCGGTTCAGACTATTGCCACAGCACAAACTCAGTATGCTTTGCTGGGGATAGACGCTGCACAGGCCGCTATCAACGTTCAGTACGGGCCAATGGGGACGTACTTCAACCGCATAAACCTGAACGCGGTGCAATCTATGATCGGCTTCGCGGGTGATGGGTCGCCATTGTCAAAGTTGCTCAAAGCCAGCTATCCCGATGCTACTGATGGGTTATTGAAGGCACTAATCAACGGTATCGCCCGCGGGCAGGGACCCGCGCAGACGGCGCGGGATATGGCGAATGGCATGGGGATGGGGCTGGAGCGGGCGCTACTTATCGCTCGTACTGAGAGCGCAAGGGCATATAGAACGGGATCATTGGAGCAGTACCGCGAAAGCGGGGTAGTGCGAGGCTTCAAGCGCTTAGTAAAGAAAGAGACCGCGTGTCTTGCTTGTCTTGTTCGGGATGGAGAAATGTTTGATCTTGAAAGCGAGTTAGACGATCATCCCAGAGGGAAATGTACCGCGGTGCCCTGTGTGGATGGCGTTTCAGACCCGCGCTGGCAAACGGGCGAGCAATGGTTCAAAACACTGAGCGCGGACGAGCAACGCAGTATGATGGGCGATCAAAGATATACAGGCTGGAAAGATGGGCAGTTTGGATTGGCAGACTTAGCGCGAGTCACTCACTCAGATGAATGGGGAAATTCGCCAAGGGTCGCCACTATTCAGGAACTGGCATGGTGAATGATTCTGTTAAGAAATGTTCTAAATGCGGTCAGATAAAACCATTATTGGAATATTATCGAAGGAAGGATAGCAAAGATGGTTTTGAGGGAAGATGCAAAAAATGTGCGAATAAGGATAAGTTTGATCCTGCAAAAAGACGGGCTATAACCAAAAAATATTATCATGCTCACAAAGAATTGGCGCAAGCAAGATGCAAGGCATGGAAAGAAAAAAATCGAGAAAAACACCTTGCCCAACAACGACAGTGGCACAAAGAGCATCCCGCGCCACATAGGACATTTGAACAATACCGTTCTTATCAATTAAAATCATATGGTCTATCGTTATATGATTTTGAACATATTTATCAAATACAAAACGGAAAATGTGCTATCTGTCAGGAAAAATCAGATAAGATATTATGTGTTGACCACGATCATTCAACTGGAAAAATACGCGGTCTTTTGTGTAGACACTGCAATACGGCGCTTGGATTAATTAAAGACAATTCAGTAATCGCTCAAAAGATGTTTGAGTATTTAATTAAAACTACAGAATTAGGGTTGTTATCCTAGGATGCGGCCCATGATTGAAAACGCACTCCGACCAGGCGAATATCTCGAAACCGGCGCAACCCAGAAGGTTCTCCCCTTCATGCCAGGGGTTACATTTGAAATGCAACTTCAAGAAATCTTCTACCGCTTGCGAGGAGAACATGCGCGGCGGGTCATTGGTCAGGAAAAGCAAGACGAATTTCTTGCAGAATGTGCAGCGGATATAAAGGCGATCTGAATGCATATGGGGATTATGCCCAGTCCTATACTGAGTATAACAGAGGCGCATGTGATAGACAATAAAACACGCGTTCTGTTATTGGCTATCAGGCAGGCGCTATTGATGGCGTTAGGTGCATTGGAGGATTATCTTAATCTTGAACGTAGTATAATCCCTAAGCATAGAAAGGCGAAATGATGGCAACCATCTTCAGAAAAATGACGATATTAATTGATGCAATTAATTGGGATGGAAGTTTCCATTTTACAGGAGTAAAAGCAATCGGAGAAATTGATGGAAGAAAATTTATTGTGCTGATTCCAATGGAAGAGAAGTTTTTGAAAGAGGCAGATATAGTAATTGAGAAGGTTGCTCGTAATATTGTTGAGAGCATGACCATTGATGATATTGCCGAATATTGAAAAATTGCAGGTAATTCTGTTGTATAAAAGTTGTAATCCTGTTATAATGTAATTACAACTTCACAAGAGTTATATTCTGTCCATTATAGCCCCTGGCGTCCTCTGTTAGAGCATGTCAGGTAAAAACTAAATAATTGCCACCGGTATAACCAGCGGCCCTTGTAAGGATTACCAGCGAAAGCTAGCGGTCCTCCCAAGGGCCGCTTTTTATTTACTGCGAGATGCAGAGAAATAGGAGGGCGAGATGCCCGAAACAACAGTACCACCCGTAGTACCGCCTGTTGCACCACCAGTTGTACCGCCAATCACCCCGCCTATCAAGTTTGACGAGTGGCTGGCAAAGCAAGACGAGGCAGTAAAGACTGCCTATGAAGAGCATGTTACCGGATTAAAGGCAACCGTCAAAGCGACCCGAGATGAGCGCGATCAGTTTGCCAAGGAACTGCGAGATGCAGCCGGTAAAGTAGCCAAAGGTTCGGAGGCCGAGAAGGCGCTGAACGATATGGCTGGAAAATACGAAGCCGCAGAGAAGCGCGCGTCTTTCTTCGAGGACGCGGTGAAGCCGGGGATCGACTGCCGCAACCCGAAAGCCGCTTATGCGCTGGCTGTGACCGATAACTTGTTCGACCGCAAGGGTTCGCCTGACTGGGCCGCATTGAAAGCGGCTGCACCTGAACTGTTTGGGAAGGTGATACCACCTGCCCATCCAGGAGATGGAACGGGCGCAATACCTAAAAACCAAGATATGAACGCGTATATCCGCCAAGCTGCGGGTCACGCATAAGGAGTAATGAAATGCCTTACAACAACTTAATTTCCCGTGCTGATGCCGCAAGCCTTGTGCCTGCTGAAACCAGTGCAGAAATCCTGGAGCATGTGCCGGAACTCAATCCGATCATGCGCCTGGCGCGGCGTCTGCCGAATATGAGCACAAACCAGAAGCGCCTCCCGATCATGAGCGCCCTGGCTACCGCCTATTTTGTCTCAGGCGATACCGGTCTCAAGCAAACCAGTGAAGTCAACTGGGCTAACCGTTTCATCGATGCTGAAGAGTTAGCCGTGATCGTGCCCATCCCAGAAGCAGTTTTGGATGATGCCAGTTATGACATTTGGGCACAGGTTCGCCCCGAGATGGAGCGAGCCATCAGTATTGCTATTACCGCGGCCGTTCTGTATGGGGTTAATATCCCTGCTACCTGGACAGTTGACATGAACGGTGCGGCTGGCCTCGTGGCTGGCGCACTTGCGGCTGGTCAGGTTTTGAATATTGCGGCCTATACCGATCTTTACGAAGCCATCCTGGGCGAGGATCCTGCCGGGGTAAATGGTCAATTTATGGCAGTTGAAGCTCAGGGCTATGCCGTAACTGGTTCAATTGCCCATCCTAGTGGGCGTGGCGCATTACGCAATTCACGTAGTACCACAGGTGTCCCCCTCTTTAAAACTTCCGTGCAAGACCCAACCCGTTATGAGTTGGATGGAACGCCGATCTATTTTCCGACAGATGGTTCAATGGTTGCAGCTACTTGCTCCTCAATCGCGGGGCAGTGGGATCAGCTTGTCTACTCAATGCGCCAGGACATCACCTATAAAGTGCTGACCGAGGCCGTCATCCAGGACGCAGGCGGAGCGATTGTCTACAACCTGGCACAGCAGGACATGGTGGCTCTGCGCGCCGTGATCCGCCTCGGTTTTGCCCTGCCAAACCCGCCCAGCCGAATGAATGCTGGTGTTGCCGCAACCCGCTTCCCGTTTGCGGTTTTGATCCCGTAAAGGAGGCATACAATGGGTCTCTTTCCTGAAAAAGTAAAAAGTAATCCTGCTGGGCTTCCACAAGGGCCATTGAGCAATGTCTATTTCGTTGACTACAACAATGGAAATGACAACAGTCCTGGCAACACGCGAGAAAATCCGCTTGAATCCATCGTTGCCGCTATTGCGAAATGTGGTAATGCGCAAGGTGATACGATCTTTGTAACATCACCTGTTCATGTGGAACCTACCTTACCAATTGTAGTAAATAAGCAAGGCGTTTCTATTATCGGCTTACCTGGGCATGAGCCTGGCCAACAGCCTGGAACGTGGATCTTCCCTATTTCCAATAATCCGATATTCACATTGAGCGCCAGTGATGTAAAGATTCGCAATTTCTTGCTATGGGGTGGCGTTGGTAATCCGTGCATCAATTTTGGTGCCGGGGCCACCAATGTCCGCATTGGCATTCACAACTGTTCATTCCATCAGGGAACGTATGGAATACGGGCCGGACCTGCGCTGTTATCGCCTTCGCACTATCTATCAATCACGGATTGCCACTTTGGACCTACCTTGTCTGTTGGAGGTATCTCGTTGGAGTCTAATGGCTCATGGCCCCTTATTGCCAGGAATTTCTTTGACTCAATCGCAATGCCAAATCTCTATTGCACCATGATAGGGGCAGGTGGGCAATGTTATGACAATGTATTCATGCTACCTGCTGATACTACCGTAGGCGGTGCTATCCATTTGGCGAGTGCTACTCGTTGGTCGGTTTATAGGAACTATGCCAATGATTCAACAGTTGCGGCCATAACCAACAATCCATACCGAGATATTTTACAAACCAATGCTTGGTATGACAACAGGATTGGTGGTGGGGCAATTACAGCTCCATCAGCATAATCAAATGACCTATAAGTCAATCAATAATAAATAATCGGGCGGGTGAAAATCCCGCCTAGGAGAATTACTATGACAGTAGCTTTATCATCTGAAGCCGCTCAAAGCGGTTATCTGAAAATCCGGGTCGTTGGCATTGCAGCCGCCGCTGGTCTGGTGGGAGCTATCCCAAATCCAGAAGGCGCGCTGCTGCAAATCGTAGAGGGTTGGTTCCACTTGATTACT